TTTGGTGCTGCGTCTTTTGGTGCTGCGTCTTTTGGTGCTGCGTCTTTTGGTGCTGCGTCTTTTGGTGCTGCGTCTTTTGGTGCTGCGTCTTTTGGTGCTGCGTCTTTTGGTGCTACGCTTTTTCATTCTCTTACAACCAACCTGATATTTACGAGAACCACCTTTAATCTTATTAGGAAAATTATTTGTATCCCTGACAATGTCTGTTGGTTTATGTGTAAAATGTCCAGCATGACCGCTCTTAGGACCAATTAAATCTATTGGTGAATCTCCAATAGTGGAATAACTGCTAACACCAGCAATATTTCCACCACTTTGTTTATAAGTTGAGTTTGCTGCGAAAATATTGCACCCAGTACCATTACACCCTACACCTTTAATGCCGGTGTCAGATGATCCGTATAGAGCAGGATTAAATTCAAAATTAGTGTTGCCACCTTTCATCTGTTTCTTTTTAAGTCTCATTGAAGATTTACGCATTTATTATATATTATAAGAATATTTTATAATATATAATTATATTTTTCTAAAAATAATTATATTTTCTAAAAATAATTATATTTTCTAAAAATAATTATATATTATAAAAATAAATTTATTCTATATTATAAAAATTAGCACGAATCAATCATTTTTGCTTCTTTATAAGTTATTAATTTAATATGAGGTTCTTTAATAATAGTTACAGGTTCCCATTTTTTAACCCTTTTATTAAAAATACATTTCATAATATAAGTTTTATCTAAATTTACAAATTTATTTTCAGAAATATTTTGGAATTCTTCTTCATCGTCACTTTCTTCTAATAAATCTAAATTTGAATTTTCTTTTATATTTCTAAATAAACTGTTCATCATAACACTATTTTTATAAGTTGAAATAAGTGCAATACTATACGGAGTATCTGGATGATTTGGATTATAACAATGTAGATTATAAATGTCTGAATGCAATGTTGCTTTTACTTTAAAAATTCCTTCTAAATTAAGTCTTTGATTTTTAATTAAAAAAATTCCTAAACTTTCTTTTTTATTTTGAGGATGATGATTATTTGTTTGAAATACTTGAATGCCATATGCCCCATACGGCAATGTATTCACACATTCATTTGCTTGTGTATAATTCAGTTTAATAACTGACATTCCAAATACAACACACCGTTTAGTATAGAATTTTTGTTTAATATCATTATTTGAAAATAAATGACCAATGTGTTTAATTTTAGTTTCAAAATTATTATGTTCTAAACATTTTCCTTTATAATACAGTATATTTTCACATGAAAAATGTTTTCTTCCTTTAAAATCAAAAAATGTTCCATATAGTATTGTTCCTAGGGCAACTTCATTGCTAAAAGATACAGGAAATACTTGAATATCATTAAGTGAATTCACAAATTGTCCTTTTTCATTTACTTTCATAAAAAAACAAATATTTTTATTTTTCCAATAAGTAAACCAAGCAATCATTTTTTGTCCTTTTGGTAAAACCATATACACATTACCATAAACTTTCGTATGTAAAATCGGTTCATATGAAAGTTCGATACTAGGGAATCTGGTCATCAATTGTTTTTTTTCTTCAAATGATAACATTTTATCTTATTCTTTATTTAATATTAATGACAATAATTCTAACACTAGAATAAATTATATATAGATATATCTATATTAATCTTTAACTCTTTTTTGATTAATTTTATTCATAACCTAACTGAATGCGTATTTTTTTTATATTTTCAATATATTCAGGATTTGTTTTTGATTCTTTTTGAACTTTTATAAAAGAAGCATAATACATTGCCATATCTCCTATTGTTGGATTCTCACAATCTATTTTTTTCATTGCGTCATGAATATTAAGGATAGGTTCTTGTATAGTTTTAGATAATTCGAATGCGGTTGATAATTCAAAATCTAAAATTGGTGCATTATCTAAATTAGAATCATTAGAATCCATTATAAATAGATTAAATCAAAAAATCTATTTAATATATTTAATATATTTAATCAAATTAAAATAATTTGATTTGATTTGATATTAAAATTCAGAAAAGGCGCTAGACCCGCTGTTAATTATAGTGGTAGAATCAATTACATGATTATTATTAATTTCACTAAATGATGATAATTTATTTGATCCATGATTAGATCCATGATTAGATCCATGATTAGATATTTTTAAATCTTGTAAAAAGTTAGTTAATTCTGAATTCATATTATCTTCGTTATTTATTTTATTAATATTATTTTCACCAATACTATTTAATTGATTTTGATTTTGATTTAATGATGATGTTTTTTGTAGTGTATCTAAAATTTCATTGTATCTTTCTGTTGGACTATTGACTAAATCTTTTATTTTTGGAACGGTTAACATATTTTTAAAAAAAATAAATAAATGATGAATTAAAGCAATAAATAATAATGAAAATAAAGATGTTTTTATTATTGAAAAAATCATGATTGGTATATAATATATATTATTAATATAAGTTTAGTTCTGATAAAAACGAGTGAATATCTTCTTTAATAGATATATTATTATTAATATTTGGATTTTCATCATCATCATGATCATTCGATTTTATTAAAAAATAAAAATCATTTATTTTATTTTTTTGTCTTTCAATAATAAATTCAACAAATGCGCCTTTTCGCAACTGATAAGTAACAACTTCTATGTGTTCTTCGATTGCGTCTGGATAAATTTGTAACCATTCTTCTTCTTCTTTTATCCATTTATTCCTATTAATAATAATTTCAAAATTATCTATTTTTTCATTTATTAACGGATAGTCAGATGTATGTATTCTATACATTTTCTCTCTTTGAACAAGTATGAACCCTTCACAAGAGAGTAAAAAATGTTTCTTTTCTTCTTTAACTAAATATTTTTTAATATAGTCTTTATTTATTTTAGAAATGTGAATACTAGGGAAATAAATTTTCATTGTTTTATTATTCTAATATAAAATAGTATATAATAATAATAATAATAACAATAACAAAAAGAGTAGGAGAAATAAAGAAAAATACTTATTATATATATATTATTTATAAACTATTTAAACTGATTCTTATTTATTTTATAAAATGATTACCTTTCTTTTAGTTGAAACTAGTGGAACAATTAAACAATCAAAAGCACAAGAAACTTCTTTTGATTTTTTATATAAAAAATGTGGATTTCGATCAGAAAATAATTTCGATAAACGCACAACATGGAAAGTTAATATGAATGGTGATAACCACATTATTGAATTGTGGGCAAAAGATAATGGTAAAGCAAATAATGAAAATAAATATGATTTTCCTCCGCCAGTAGATAAAGAATTATATTTTGGTACTTGTATGTTGATTCGTCGAGATGAAGATGGAAATATTATTAATTTGGATGCTCCATTATGGACAAAAATATATGAAAAATTATTTGGTGGATTTGAAGATATTGGTGATGAGGATGAAGAGTATAGTGAAGATGAATTAGAAAATGTAGATAAAAAATTAAAAACAAAACACGGATATTTAAAAGATGGATTTGTTATAGATTCTGCTGCTGTAAGTGATGAAGATAATGGCGGAGGAAATGAAGATAATGACGGTGACGGTGACGAAGATAATGACGATGTCGATGATGAAGATGATGAAGATGATGAATATATGGATGATTATGATGAAGAAAATGATAACGATGACGAAGATGATGATTGTTCGATTGACAATGTTAGTGATGAATTAGAAGAATCAGAGTATGATTATTCTGATGATGATGACTAAATATTTTTTGATAAAAAATAAAATAAATAATAAAATTGAAATCATATAAACATTTTATGAATGATTATAATAAAGCAGATTCTTATAATCATTCATAAAATGTATGTTATTGATAATTCATCACAATTCAGAGTTAATGTTTCTAAAAAAATATCCTCATTATTAGATAATCAAGAAAAGATGGCAACTAATCTTGAAAAAGGGATATATAATTATTGTATTAAACAGGCAGAAGAAAAAAATATTATTAAAAAATGGGATAATGTCTATTTTGTGCAATTATATATTGATAAATTGCGTACAATTTATTTTAATCTAAAAAATAATGAACTGAAACAACGTATTTTATCTAAAACAATTAAAGCACATGAACTGGCATTTATGACACACCAAGATATGTTCCCTGAAAAATGGAGTAAATTAATTGAAACTAAAAAGATTCGCGACGAAAATAGGTATGCTCCAAAATTAGAAGCATCTACTGATAATTTTACATGTCGTAAGTGTAAATCCAAAGAATGTAGTTATTATCAACTTCAAACACGATCGGCAGATGAACCTATGACTACATTTGTTACATGTATTCCCTGTGGTTCGCGTTGGAAATGTTAACTATATATTTAAATTAAATCATATATAAATTAAATATATCAAAAATTGAATTATTTATTTAATGAATTAAATATAATATATTACCTAAACTAACTTAAATAATTTACAAAATGCTTACTCGAACCCAAGCAAAACTTCAATTAGAATATTTCAAAAATCATGAAAACCGTGAAAACCGTGAAAACCGTGAAAACCGTGAAAACCGTGAAAACCGTGAAAACCGTGAAGAAGAAGAAAGAAAAATATTAGAAGCAATAGACCGTATTAAAAAATATTTAAATGATATAGATAACCTTGTTAATTATTGCTGTTGGTATAATAAGAGACATAATAAAATTATTAAAATATATGAGTTGTATGAATATATGTTGTCAAACGAAACTAAACAAGATTTATTTATTCCTTCATTTTCTAAATATCCAAAATTCATTACAATTTTGTTGGAAAAAAATCATTCCCTAAAACATGAACTTTTATGTATAATTAAAAAAGAAACTATACAAGAATATCATGAAAAGCAGAAGGAATTAATGTCAAAATTAAATGAAATGAAAGACTATTTAGAAGAGAATATGGTAATAAATGAGAACCCAACACAAACACCACTTCGACGATCGGTTAGGTTGATGGAAAAAGGCACACAATAAATCAAACATTTTTGAAAAGTATTCGTTAAAATAAACAAACAAATAAACAAATAAACAAATAATAAAAAATAATATTTTTTTTATAAATCCATCCACTTCTGTTGATAAAGTCATGTTTACATTTGTTACTGATATTCATTGTGATGCGCGCTGGAAATATTAAATATATAAATTATATAAATTGTATAAATCATATAAAATATAGTATGTATAATCTATTATAGATAAAATAATTATTAAATATAAAAAATATTACTAGATGAATACTATATTAACACATATTTTTAATGAAATAAATGATATTCCTTTTTCTGAACCAGTTTTTATATATACAGGTGTTGGAGCATCTGCTTATATAAATAATAATAATAATAATAATAATAATAATAATTTACCATTAGAAGATTATCATCAGTTTCCGCCTTTTTTACAGGATTTAAAAAATAGTATTCCAAATTTACATTTATTTATAATTCTTATTGACCCATTT